ATCTTCGACGAGATCGACTGGAGCACGACCGCCGTGCTCGCCCACAACGCTCAGTTCGATGTCAGCATCCTGACGTGGGTCTACGGCTACGAGCCGGCGTTCATCTTCGACACGCTGTCGATGGCGCGGGCGCTGCGCGGGGTCGAGGTGGGCAACAGCTTGTCCAAGCTGGCTGATGAATTCGGCCTGCCGCCCAAGGGCAAGGCGGTCTACAGCACCGACGGCAAGATGGGCATCATCACGCTGGAGGAGGAGAAGGAGCTTGCCGAGTACTGCAAGCACGACGTGTTCCTGTGCGAGGAGATCTACAAGCGCCTGAGCGTGGGCTACCCGGTCAGCGAACTGCGGCTGATCGACCTCACGCTGAAGATGTACACGCGCCCGCTGCTGGAGCTTGACCAAGACATGCTGGTGCACGCGCTGCTGGAGGAGAAGGAGCAGCGTGAAGCGTTGCTGGCGATGCTGGGCATCCCAGAGGATGCGCTGGCGAGCGGCCCGCAGTTCGCGGAGGTGCTGCGACGCATGGGCGTCGAGCCGCCCATGAAGAAGCGCAAGCCCACGGCCAAGACGCCCAACCCGCAGGGCCTGACGTACGCGTTCGCCAAGAACGACGCCATGTTCCAAGCACTGCTCAACGGCGACAACGGCGACGTGGCGCTGCTGTGCGAGGCAAGGCTGAAGGTGAAGTCCACCACCGAGCGCACACGCGCGCAGCGCTTCATGGAGATTTCGGAACGCGGACGACTGCCTGTGCCCCTCTCCTACTACGGGGCCATCACAGGCCGCTGGAGCGCCGCCAAAGGCAGCGCCATCAACATGCAGAACCTCAAGCGCGGCTCATTCCTGCGCAAGGCGATCATGGCCCCCGAGGGGCATGTGCTGGTGGTCGGCGACCTCTCACAGATCGAACCGCGTGTGCTGGGATGGCTGGCCGACTACGACGAGATTCTAGACATCTTCCGGTCCCGGCAAGATGCCTACGCCATGTTTGGTTCGCAGATGTTTGGCATACCCGGCATGACGAAAGAGACGCACCCGGATCTTCGCCAAAGCGCGAAGTCGGCGCTGCTGGGGGCAGGATACGGTCTGGGGTGGGCATCGTTCGCCACGCAGCTGCTGGTTGGCTTTCTGGGTGCTCCACCTGTACGCTACGACAAAGACTTCGCGCGCAAGCTGGGCGTCACGCGTGACTACATCGAGCGCTTCCTCGACTGGGACGACAACCTCAAGGCGATGGCGGAGATCCCGCACACCTGCACATCGCAGGAGTTGCTGATCCACTGCGTAGCGGCCAAGAAGATCATCGACATCTACCGCGCCACTGCGCACCCGGTGGTTGGACTGTGGGAGCTTTGCTCGCAGCTGATCGAGCGCTCGCTGTACGGCGGCGAGGTGTACCACCACAAGTGCCTGACGTTTCAGAAAGAGCAGATCGTTTTCCCCAACGGCATGAGCGTGCGCTATCCGAATCTGCGTTCGCGCAAAGTCAAGAAGAACGGACGGGTGCGAGTCGAGTGGGTCTACGGCGACGGAGACAAGGAGACAAAGCTCTACGCTGGCAAGATCACCAACAACATCACGCAGGGGCTGGCGCGTATCGTCATGACAGATGGTATGCTACGCACTGGCAAGCGGTACCCGATTGTAGGAACGGTGCATGACGAGCAGCTTGTCGTTGTGCCCGAGCAGGAGAAAGACGAAGCAACGAAGTGGGTTCTGGAGCAGATGACGAAGGAGCCCAAGTACATGCCGGGAATCCCTCTGGCAGCGGATGTCGGCGCTCACCGACGCTACGGCCTTGCGAAAGGCTGACAACTAGGAGTCTCACCATGGCCAACGAAGTCAAGCTCGTCCCCGCCCCGCGCCACATCACGGTCGGCAAGTCGCGGTACACGCTGCACCTTGCCAAGTCGCATCGCCGCTACTACGGCGAGTGCTACTCGCAGATCAAGACCATCATGCTGTACACGAGCCACGCAGGCCAGCCGCTGCCGCCCGCCAAGCGCAACGAGGTTCTGTGGCACGAGATCACCCACGCCGTCCTTCACGAGATGGGCAGCGCCCTCAACAACGACGAGCGCTTTGTCACGCAGTTCAGCAAGCTGCTCAGTCAAGCCATCGACACTGCGGAGTTCTAGATGCAATGGTCACACAGTTCGCTCAAAGACTTCGAGGGATGCCCGCGCCGCTATCATGAGGTGCGGATTCTCAAGAAGTACCCACGCAAGGACACGCCCGCTACTATCTACGGCAACGCAGTCCACAAGGCCATTGAGCTTTACATCAAAGACGGCCAGCCGTTTGTTACTGCGTACCAGCAACACAAGCCGCTGGCGGACGCCATGCTCGCCAAGCCGGGGCGCAAGATGGCCGAGCACCAGATGGCGGTCAACGTCAACATCGAGCCGTGCGAGTGGTTCGCGCCTGAGACGTGGGTGCGGGGCATAGCGGACATTCTTGTTGTCGATGACGACAACTTGACTGCGTGGGTAGGCGACTGGAAGACCGGCAACAACAAGTACCCGGACAGAGATCAGCTGACTCTCATGTCATTGCTGGTATTTGCCCACTTCCCCCACATCCGCAAGGTCAACTCGGCGCTAATCTTTACGCTCAAGAACGACATCGTGAAGAAGAAAATGCTGCGCGAAGAAGCAGACGCGCACTGGCAACTTTATCGGGAGCGAACGGCAAAGCTGGCTGCTTGTATAAGCAACAACGTGTGGAACCCCAAACAGTCACCGCTTTGTCCGTGGTGCCCTGTGGTTTCATGCGAACATCACCCTAACCATCATAGGAGTTGATCATGCCTGAGAAACGCGACTGGAAACACAAGTACCAACTGCAGAAGGCCAGCGGCGAGACCAAGGATCAGATCGAACGCCAGCGCGCGCGGCGGGCGTACGACAAGGCCGGCATCGACCGCTCGGGCAAGGACATCGACCACGTCAAGCCGCTGCGTGCCGGCGGCAAGAGCACGATGTCCAACACCCGGCTGCGTTCGCGCAGCAGCAACCGCTCCGACAACGGGCGCTGACGATGGAGATCATCGACAACCGGGCCGTGCTGATCCGCACGCGCTCGCCGGAGAAGTACACCATCATCCCGCGCTCCAAGGTGGTGGAGACGCTCCCCAACGGCGGCTACACGGTCGCCGTGGCATGGGGGCTGGACGAGATGCGGGTGCTGCGCAATCTGGGCGTGAAGACCGCGCCCAGTCCGATCATGCGCTCTTACCCGTGGCCGGGGCGCTACCGCCCCATGCAGCACCAGCGGGAGACCGCCAGCTTCCTCACGCTGCACCGACGCGGCTTCTGCTTCAACGAGCCGGGGACCGGCAAGACGCTCAGCGCGCTGTGGGCGGCGGACTACCTCATGCTGCGCGGCGATGTGCGCCGGGTGCTTGTGCTCTGCCCCGTGTCGATCATGCATACGGCGTGGATGGCGGACATCTCCAACAGCGTCATTCACCGCAGCGCCATCGTGGCCCACCATCGCAAGGCAGCGCGCCGCGTCGAGATGCTGCAGGGCGACTACGAGATTGTCATCACCAACTACGACGGGCTGGAGATCATCAACAAGGAGATCATCAACGACGGCCGGTTCGACCTCGTCATCGTGGACGAGGCCAACGCCTACAAGAACCCGTACACGGACAGGTGGAAGGCGCTCGCTTCCATCCTGCGCCCAGAGACGTACCTGTGGATGATGACCGGCACCCCCGCTTCGCAGTCGCCTGTGGACGCGTACGGGCTGGCCAAGCTCGTCAACCCGCGCGGCGTGCCGACGCTGCTGACAGGGTGGCGCGACAAGGTCATGAACAAGGTCACCACCTACAAGTGGGTACCGAAGTCCAACGCGCGTGACATCGTCCACGAAGCGCTGCAGCCTGCCATACGCTTCACCAAGAAGGAGTGTCTTGATCTGCCGCCCGTTATTGTGGAGACGCGCAATGTCGCGATGTCTGCGCAGCAGGCGAAGTACTACAAGATCCTCAAAGAGCAGATGATGGTCATGGCTGCGGGTGAGGTGATCACTGCCGCCAACGCAGGTGTTGCGTTGAACAAACTGCTGCAAATCAGCTGCGGTGCCGCATACTCAGAGAACAACGAGGTCATCGAGTTCGACTCCACACCGCGCCTGCAAGTGCTGCAGGAAGTGATCGAGGAGACGGACCGAAAGGTCATCGTGTTTGCGCTCTACCTGTCCAGCATCGACACGATCACGCGCAGTCTGGAGAAGCACAAGATCACCCACGCCCAGATCCATGGCGGCGTCAACGCCTCCAAGCGCGCACAGATCATCGACGACTTCCAGCGCAACCCGGACCCGCGCGTACTCGTCATGCAACCGCAGGCCACGGCGCACGGCATCACCCTGACAGCCGCCGACACGGTGGTCTTTTACGGGCCGCTGCTCAGCGTGGAGCAATATCTGCAGTGCATCGCGCGAGCGGACCGCAAGGGGCAGGATTCCGACAAGGTTCGCGTCATCCACATCCAGAGCAGCCCGGTGGAGGAGCGACTGTTCAAGGCGCTGGCCGGCAAAGTGAGCGACCACTCTTTGCTCGTCGGCATGTTCGAGGCTGAGGCTGCGGCACGACAGGCGCTCAACGGCGCTTGACAAACTCTTTACAAAGCGTAGACTTTCGCGGGTCGGACCCACCGACCGTTTAGGAGAGGACAATGTCAGATGTACCGAACGCGGACGAAGTGCCGCTGGACAAGCTCGCCCGTGTGTATCGCAAGATCCAAGGGCGCATTCAAGAGTTGACCGCAGCATATGATGCGGAGGTCGCGCAACTCACCGTACAGCGCGACGCTGTGCGTAACGAACTGAAAGACCGGCTGCTCGGCATGGGCGTGAAGAGCGCCAACACTGCACATGGCACGGTCATTCTCGGCCTGCAGACACGCTACCACGCGCAAGACTGGGATGCGTTCAAGCAGTTCGTTGTGCAACACGATGCACTTGACCTACTGGAGAAACGCATCAGTCAGAAGAACATGTCGCAGTTTCTGGAAGCAAACCCAACGCTCGTACCTCCGGGGCTGAACAGCAATTCGGAGTACACGATCTCTGTCCGTAAACCGTCCAAGTGAGGATTTCATGAACGCAGTCGTTCAGTTCAACCCGTCGCAGGTGCCCGCGTTCGCGCGCAAAGCCGAGCTTTCTGAAACCGCCAAGGCCCTCGCGGGCAGCGGTGCTGGTGGCAAGCGCATCTCCATCGCAGCCGGTGTGTTCCGCCTGCTCGACAACGGCAAGGAGATTGCCTCCATTGAGGAGCGCTATCTCGACGTGGTGGTCATCAAGGCCGCGCCCAAGGTCGGCCGCGTGTGGTACGCCGCCAAGTACGACCCCGAAAACTCGGCAGCGCCGGACTGCTGGTCGGCTGACGGGGACACCCCCAGCCCTGATTCGGCGTCGCCGCAGGCGAAGACGTGCGCGTCGTGCCCGCAGAACGTGGCCGGGTCGGGGCAAGGCAACAGCCGCGCCTGCCGCTACCAGCAGCGCATCGCGGTGGTGCTGGCCAACGACATCGAGGGCGCAGTCATGCAGCTGGCTCTGCCGGCAACGTCGCTGTTTGGCGAAGCCAAGGGAGACAAGCGCCCGCTTCAGGAGTACGCTCGCTGGCTCGCCGCGCAACGTATCAACCCCGAGACGGTCGTCACCCGCATGCGCTTCGACCTTGATGCTGACAATCCCAAGCTGGTCTTCAAGGCCATGCGCTGGCTGTCGGACGACGAGTACGCCACGGTGGAGGAGAAGGCCGGCTCCGAGGAGGCGCTGAAGGC